TCAATTGCGATCCTGTTCATTTATTTATTACAAATATTATTCATAATCTCTAACTACCACACCTACGGGAAAACGTGGGACACCGAGGGCAGTAAGGTTTTGAAAGCGCACCGTGAGCATCTTCCCAATGAATTTCTCACGATTCTTATAGTCCTTCTCACGTTGAGCGATGGTGCCCTCCGGCCTGACAGCAAACTGATGACCATCTTTAATTTTACACACCCAAACAACTGCGTCTGCGTCACGACCACGGCCTGTATTGGCACCAACAATCTCATATTCCTCGGTCTGGAAATCTTTGAACTTGAGAAGGTAATTGCTTCGCTGACCCACCTCATAAACACTTTCCGTGTCTCGAATCATTGTGCCCTCATGACCCTCATCGACGTGCTTCTTATGCACCATCGGAAGGTGGTCCCGTAACATAACGAGTGTAGTCTCAACATATTCATAATGGGGGTTCTTGAGAGACTTGACTTTTTCCCAGCGTTCCTGAAAGGTCATGTCAAGCTTCTTCAAATCAAAGAAATCGAATACGTGGAACTTCAGCTTCAGGGGGTCAGTTTTGAAAGTGCTCGTAAGTTCCTCAAAGTTGAGGTTGGGGTCAAACGCTTCACCATCGACATATTGACCCTCCTTGAGTCCCTTACCAAGAATTTCAGTTCCAGGGACAATCTTACCAGTCCTCGAAATACCCCCATCCTTGGAGACAAGTAGGCGGACACCATCAAGTTTGGGTTGAACGTAGAAGGGTTCATTGATATACTTCTTACGGTCTTCCCACTTATTGGCGAGCATAGGCAGCACCTGGTTACACTTGGCGTGCTCGTTGTTCCACATGGTTTGGGCTCTCATGAGAGCCTTTTCGTAACCAGTCTTGACATTGGTTCGTGACTCCGAAAACTTATCATTCCCCACAATACCAGAGATCTTCACGATATCCGCGGTTCCATCCTTCAAGTCCTCAACTCTGATGTCAACGTAACGATCGTGACCATACTTATCTTGTTTAATAAGGCGTTCCATTATAGGTGTAATTAATTTCTCAACTTTAATTAGATGTCGAATTTACCCGTTGTAAATTACGGTAGAATGGAGCGACTTAGACCACCAGAAAGTAAAACTTTACCAATGAATTTAAACACTTTTTGTGTGGTTTTCATTATTGTGTGTATCCTATGTCTATATAAGCGATCTTCAAATATTAGTCGGGAAAGAAAGAAATTTAAAACATTATATTAAAACTATTCTACTGTATCCACAATCTTATACTTCAGACAATCCGCTGGGGAGAGGTAGATATCCTTCCTCATCAGCTTTCTGAATTTACGTTCGGGAATTTGTGTCTTGGACAGATACATCTTCTTCAACATCTTCATAAACTTGGTGCTCGATTTGAGCTCATGTTTAAGTTCTTGGAAGTTACCCCACATTTCTGTGGAAATCTGGTGAATGAGAACATACGCGTTCCTCCCCATACGTCTCTCAGAACCTCCAAGCAACATGAACGTCGCGGCACTGCAACAAGATCCCTGGGCGATTGTCACAACCCTGACACGGGAAGATTCCAATACATTCATCATCGTCATACCCGCGAAGATACATCCACCCTCACTCATGATGTGCACCCTTATGGATGGTTCGTAGCCAACGAGTTCAGCCTTTCTTTTAAGAAGTTCAATCTCCAACTTCTTAAATTTTTCAACGAAGTCAAGAGCGTTTTCACGATCAACGTCGGCATAGAATAGAATTTCGTTTCCAATAACCTTGACACACTCAGAGACTTCTTCAGCTTCATCTTCTTTGGTAGACATTCTTCAGAGCCTTCTTTACTTTAGTCACGTCTCTTGACTTTAAATTGTTTCCAACAGCGAGATGATTAATCACGTCGAAGTCTTGCGGTGTTATCTTATAGTCTATGAGTTGACTTAGGTCCCCCTTTTCCGCATAATTCTTCAAAAGACATAACTCCTCTACACCGAGCCCTAATCTCGACTTTTTCTTTATCTCTTCGAATTTTTGCTTTCTCATCTTGTAGTTTCCCAACTTTGTCCAACAACTTCCTGGGCGAATCTTATCTCTTTCCAGTGGCTCACCCAGCGAATGCTTTGGAATCGTCAACGCATTCAAGACAAAGTAAGGCATGAGGTTCCACGCTCCATGAGAATATATATGGGTATCATAGAAATCTGCATCTGAAAAAGAGATGGTTGTCCTCTCAATGTCGACACCCACAGAATTTAGATAGTTTTCTTGGAAAATGTCCCAAACGTGACCATGTTCTGAAATACTGTCATGAATTTCTATGGGAGATGGGTCACACAACACATCCGTGATGAACTCTTTTGGTGTCTTAAAACTATCCATGAGATCATAACCCTCCGCGTATGAAAAGAAATTCCTAATGTTACCGTTACAGTTGGCAGCAGAAGCTTCAATCTGTGGGGTTATCTCATCAACCAAAGTAAGTAGAACTTCAGGTTTGTGCTTTGGAATGAAGACAGTTTCAAAATTTGGATACATACACATGTTCGTCGTGGTAATCAACAAAGATCCACGCGAAATTCTATCACCATCTGAAACACTCTCGACGATCGATTTGAAAACAGGGTCGTAGTCATCTATGTAAACGTGTTTCGTTGATGGTCGTATGAACGGCAGGAATAGGGATTTTGACTTCATGTGTTCAGCTAGAAGCTCCACAGAGTTCAGACCCTCCAAAGCTTCTCTCAATATGAACGATTTACCCACACCGATCGCACCACATATGAATACATTCTTACCCCCTTTGATGTACTTACGTATCAACTCGATTTTCTTCGAATGTATCGTATGAACCTTCTCAGTTTTTTTTTGTGGGACAACTTTAATGAAAGAATCCATTGATGATCTTACTAATCAAGCCATAGATTTAGTGCTTGAAAATGACGCACTGCATAAACGTATCGTAGAACCTTTAAAAAGGAAAATTTTACCATACGTGGCATGCACAGTTGTTACCAATCTCGTCATGTTTGTTATTCTCATTTACCTTGCTCAACGTCTTTCTGTTCTTCATCGTCAGATTTAGATTCTTCAAACTCTTCTTCAACCTCTTCCCTCTCCTCCTCCTCTTCTTCTTCATCATCAGACGGTGCTAACATCTTACCAAACTTCTCAAAGGGTGTGTTGACAGTGATTGCCCGGATGGGTTCAATTGTTTTAGGTGGTTTCAAGAAGGGTATAGGTCTAACCACTAGTATTTCAGGTTTGGTAAACTTACCTTCATAGGGGTAATCATTTTCAAACGCAATTAGGATATGTTTCGGTATAGATGGTGACTGCTCAAGAAGACTATCATACGTCGACTTACATTCTTCGACGAATTGTAAGCCTTCCTTCTTACGTTCCTCTCGTGGAAGTGCAAGCTGTAAGCGGATGTTTCGTGACAAGTTGCCATGACCCAAAGCTGCAGTTCTGTGATTCTCCATAAGTTCGTTGATCTTAAGGAATTGCATAATTGTTGCAATTAGCCCAGCTATGAGGTTCATACCACCTATGATGGCTGGGGCTGTGCTTCTTATACCCGGGGGAAGGGTGCTCTGTGCAAAGTTCGCAGTTCCTGTTATGGTCGATAGAACAATTACGGGTAAATTGAAACGTAGACTCATCCTCTTGAACATCAGGAATGCCCTGTGATGCATATACCTGTAGCAGGCAGACTGCTCACCCCACTGACGAAGTATATCCTCATGATACGAATTCCACATTTCGTCCATATTAATTTCTGAGCTCATCTTATAATAGATGAACATAATATTCGCAATTCATTTCATTTTCTTGGTCTGGATCTTGGTCACACCATTCTTAAACGATAAGAGAAATCTCGAGTTCTATTCCATGGTGATCCCATTCATCTTTTACCACTGGAGTGTAAACGACGACACATGTGCCCTTACTCAGGCTGAAATGGCCATCACGGGTAAACACAAAGACGAAACCTTCATGGGAAGAGTCGTCGGACCCATATACAAAATGGAAGAGAACGACGTCAATAAGATGACGAAGACTATGTTTTTTACACTCTGGGCACTAGTGCAGTACAGACTTGGTCACTTCAACCTGTTTGTCGAGGACCTAAGTAAGATTCTGAAAGGTAAAAAAATCATCTAAGATGGACGAGGAAGTTTCTCAATTGAACCGTCGGAGAAGTGATTTATATTTCATGTATATGAACATGACACAGGTATACGAATACTTGTCTGAATGCATACAGAATAATACTGATTGTGAATTCAGAGAAGAATTGTTGCAAAGGATCCAAATGGAATACGATGTCATGAGAGAGGAGTATGACGACAAGATATGTTCAGTCACACAAGAACTGGACTCACTTCTTGGAGTTTTTAACCATCTCCTGCACTCGTAGAAGGTTTCTTTTGATGGCTTGAATATGCTTGTTCACCTTGATGAGGTTCAATAACTGTCTGTTGGGTAACATGGGTTTACTCCTGTTACGGGTTAGGGTTTTCTTTAGTTTACTTTTGGCGTTTCGAACTTGTTGAGAAGTTGGCATTGTACTATAGATGGTGAAAAAAAGATTGAAAAAAGGTGCAAAATCAAACTTCCTGACAATAACCCATAATTCACTTTTTAGAGAAATTCAGTAAAATCAAACTGAGTATTTCATTCGTCAGTCAGTTTCGGGAGCCAATCGAGTAACGTAAATCAAGGAATGGGTCTCATGAGAAAATATAATAACACAAACATACGAAATTTAGGAACGTAGTACCAATTCGTATGGAAAACAAAAAACCTTCATAACTTTTTTGTCTTTCCGAATTTGGGGCCGTGGATAGTGGCAATCGACAGAGGGTATACGGGGCTTGTTTGATTATGACGAATTTTCACGTATTCGACGGAGATTACAGTTTCAAGACTCATGGTACCCATTCTAAACGTACATAAAGCTTGAGAGTGCCACATTGCAAATGATAAGAGTGCAGTTTATTGGACTCGCAACCGTATTGGTAAGTCTTGTATATTCTGAAACGATCTACGAACAGTATACCGATTATCGATACGGGATATCACTGATTTACTACACGAACAAAGAGAGAATGGCCATACGAATAGCTGAGCATGATTTCGTGATGAACGTATTACGAACAAAATGTTCAATACGACATGCAGTCTTAAAATGTATACGAGCCCCATTCTCAATTACAGGAGCTATAGGTGGAATAGTTGAAAAGGGTGCTACGACCGTTGAACACGTTTCGGTCGATACGTTCACAATTGTTGAAATCCTGGTTCGATCAATCAGTGTAATTCTACACACCTTTGGACCATACCTTTTAGCACTTATCGTGATGATTGCTTGCATTCGACGAATCAGATCTTAGGCATATACTTGAACCTGTCGAAAAAGTGTGTCGTGCTCTTGAAGTTATCATAAATGATCATACACAACGCATCAGCAATGTCGTGCTTCCTTTCGTATGGGATTTCGAAATTTGTATATCTTTCTGCAATTGAAGTTGATCTTTCCTTTCTCTCTTCATAATTTAGATGTCTCATACCGAAATGAGAGTGAACACTGATAGGGTGAACGAGTTTAACCTTCTCTCGGAACATGTAATTTAAAAGTATTTCTATATTCGTAAATCCACCCGGTGGTTGTCTTTCAATCAGTATTTTATCTGCTGAATCGAAAATTGCCTGATGATCTTCTACGAATAAAGGAACCAAGTCAACCATATCATTCGATTTTAAATACTTATAGTCTTCGAGACTAACCTTTTTGATGTATTCGACTTTGATCGAGGGACCAGTCAGTGATTCAGCAAGAACTAAACCCATATTATGATACCCAATGTCGATTGCCAAGACCATCATCTGTTAAAGAAACAAAAGTCTCCTTTAATTTAAATATTTGGATATTGTAAATGAAGAACAAGACAAAGACACAGGTCATGTGGTTGATCCTATTTGCTTTGACAATTGCTGTTGCATACATGTGGCACAACCCTAAGGTTGTCAAGATTAACATGCCCATGCAAAGACCACTTCCTTTGCTCCCACGTCCCCCCGTTCGGATGCCAACAAGGGAACCAGAATTCCGTGGTCCACCAATTAAGCAGTACAAACCTGGATACATGCAACAGATGGGTTTACTAACAAATGAATCTGGTGAAACTTTACCACTATACGGAAAAGAAGTCCGTGGTAGACGGGACAGATACCATTACTATACAACGACTGGTGGTGATAATCTCTATTCTATACCGTTATCTCACAATTCGAGGGACTGTATGGATGACACTGGGTGTCAGGAACTCTATGGAAATGAAGCAGTTTCAATAACAGGTAAAAATGATCCATTTGTGGTGAACATGTACAAGACTGACAATTTTTTTTAACTTTACAGAGCCTGCTTGTTACCTCCAAATATGGTTGATGCAATCTCTTGTGCCTCTTCTTCCGACTTTCCACTGTCGGGGGTTCCTCCTTCGGGGGTTTCCCCGACACGCCTTTGAACATCCTTGGCTATTCTCGAAGTGCTCGTGCTACACGAAGAAAGGAAGCAGCAGCAGGCAGCCATCATTGGTGGGGTTTTGAAGGGCATCTTGATGATCATATACATGCATATGATCAGGCACAGCACGGTTACAGCGTAACCTCCAAGTTCTTGGTCATTTAGGGGTCCGTCAGATGTGGGAAGAAGATTAGAGGCTGGTAACATGGCTGACACACTACCACACATGGTCGTCAATGCGGTGATCGGTAAGCTTATAATATCCATATACTTATACGTGATATTTTATAATGTCGTACTCCCTCCCCTGAGACCCCGACGTTCTACACATCTTCGACTTCCTGTTTATTAGGTCCCTGATTGTTGCATCATCAAGGTTTTTCATGAAGTCGATTTTGCTTTCCATGTCGTCAAGTTGAGTCGTCTCTTTTCTACCCTGAACGTAAGGCCATGTGTGTTTTCTAAGTGCACTCACTTCATTTTCAAGGTTTCTAATTCTTGGGAGAAGAACCTTATGTATTAATACCCTCAATTCAATGACATCGTTCATATTATGATATTTACCATTTTTATCTTTATACATTTTAAGATGTCCCTCTCCCAGATCAAAAAGGATTTTGTCAAGAAGTTAATTTCTGGTTTACACGATTTAATGAATATTTCTGAATTAGCTAATCGTATAGGGATCTCACCCAGGGGTGACACTGAACATTTCATTAAGAAACACTTTCTCGTTCAAAATGATGATGGATCATTTATGGTAAACAAAGTAAAATTTCGTATGGGTCTAACAGCACTCGATTTCGATGATTTGGTTATAATATTATTACACCTGGATAGTGTAGGAATCACTTTAAAAAAGGTTTATGACCAGTCAGTTGTTGATGTTCTATGTTTAAATGGTGAAGAAATGAATTATATTCATCTCATTAACGACAATGATATCGTTACCTTCAAAGATTTTATTCTGTATTGATACTATATGCAGTACCGCGATTTGAAAAACAAAGCCAAGAAGTTGGGTCTACGTGTCACGAAAAACGTAGATGGAAAGCGTGTCAAACTCACGGGGAGAGAACTTCGTTCGAAAATCACCATGAACTTTGAGAACAGTGTAAAGAATGCCCAGAAGGTTATTAAAATTTGCAAAACAGTTTTGATTTCGACCCCCACTGGGGCTACACCCCGTCCTCCTCCTCCCCCCCCTCCTCCTCCTCCTCCAAGAATGAGACCTCCTACGAGACCACCCGTGAACAACGCAAGAGCCAGGCTTCTAGCTGAACTGAGAAGGGTTCAATTGAAGAAGGGTCTCCGAAATAAAATGTGAAGTACTAGAAATGGCAACAATTCTCCTGTTGTGTTGCTGCTGTATGATGTCTTCATCTTCTGCGAGCGGGGCGTTTCTTGCTGGTATCATACCAGGAACTGGTCCTCACTTCATCAAGAGCTTCGAATTGAAGAAAATGAAGAAATTCATTCAATTGACCAATGAACTAAGGTTGATAAGTTTAGATTTACCCGAAACTGAACTGGCGAGTGAGGATCTGACTGTGAAGAACAAGATGATTGATACATTTACAAAAATCATGGAGAAGTCACCGGAGCTCTGCGAACTATACGATGAAGTCACATCAGAGGAATTTGTCAATAAGCTCCAGGAAAGTGAAAAGTATTATCAAGGGGAGGGGCGTGATAGTATTTGGACTTTAGGGGGTAAGAAAGACTGGAGGGACTACAGCAAAGAATACATAGAGCCAACAGAGGAGATGAAAGAACTTTACAAGGAAGTTGATCTAGTCAAGGCTGAGCAATGTTCACGCCGAGATGATGACGGACACTGTTTACCTCTTAATGATTATGGTGATGCTAGACGAGATGTGAAAGATACTTGTGAAGATCTCAAAGAAATGCTTGAATTGGGGCCAGCTGAACTCGTCGAACAAATCTTAAAAGAAGTGGCCACCCCTGATGAACCCGAAGCTAGTGAGTAAACACTAGACCAAACTTCTTAGACATAAACTTTTCAACTTCTCGGAAAGATGGAAAACTCCAGAGATACCAACGTGACCAGAAACCAGCACTGTTGATACCACTCATTTTCCAATTCTCCGTGTCACTGAGAGTGACCCCCAACATCCTGTTTTGAATCTTTTTGGGATCTTTCTCTGCTATCGTGCTCTTGGGAATTTGTCCTCCGTGTCTAAGCACGTAGGAACGCATACGTGAAGGATTCTTGTGTTTGGTGTAGTCGGAATACCCACGTGCACCAAAGTCAACAGTCCTGCCGTCTTCTAACGTGGCCCTAAATTTCTTTATGGGATTAGGGCTACGAGTTATCTTGACGCGCATACTTATAATACGCTTTTAAAAAAATTTACATCTTGCAAGATTTGCATCCGTAATGCTCCTTCTTGTGACCCATCATCTCAGTGCCGGGGAGAAAGAAGAGACGTTCACCACCACGCTTGACACGGTAGAGGTGATCATACATATGGAGGAGGGCAATAGCAATAGCGAGGCTGGAAACCACGACACCCTTCATCTTGCGGGCGGTCCACGCGTAGCCAACAATAATGGCGACGATGACCATCTGAACGATAGTCAGCTTGGGGATAGAGGGAGTCTGGAAACGAACCTTCACATCCTTGACCTCCTTGGTGGGCTCGGGCTCTAGGGGTTCGGTATAACCGGGCATTTTATTATCTACTGAGAAAATAATGTGGAGTATCCTGTTGGTGCCAACTTTGATGGTTGTGTATGACTTTTTTAAACTTCCTATAGACACCCTATACTTTCAAAATCCCATGAGACCTCTATGTGGAATCAGAAATACACTCAGGGATTTTATCCACTTCAACTCTGAGTGCTCAGTTAAGAACTATCCCGGTCTCATGTTGATAAAGTTTCATTTTGACAAGATCAAAGAAGAGTTTGAAGCTGTCCACCCCACATTGAAGAAGAGCTACTACCACAACGTTAGTCCCTGGTTTGAGAAGAATGACGATTACTACTTTTACAAAATTAAAGACTTCCCCATGTTGAACAGCCTTGTAAATCAGATTCCATCTATAGATACCCAAGTCGCCGCATTTGCAGTGAGTGAAGGACCAATGAGATTGTATGCACATCGAGCTGAATCTAATCGCCTACTCAGATATCATATCACCATACAAGATGGTGGTAAGTGCACCCTCTACACCGAGGGTGGTTCACACCAACATGAAGAGGGTGAGGAATTCATTTTCGACCACTCGAGATATCACGAACTCGTAAAGACTGGCGAGGGGAAGCGGGTTGTCCTGATTTTGGACATCAACAGGTGAGATGTTTGCGACACACAGCTATATACATGTCACTCCCACCTATGAGTTCGAGAGTCTTGTCTTCCACTATGCGCTTTGTGAATGGACCTGGAGTCCCGTCCTTACAGCGCATACACAGAGCTGAAAGTTTAGTCACGTCACACGCCATGGGTATGCAATCCACGAGTTCTCCAAATTTTCTCTGAAATGAATCAGCGTCTAGACCAGCCAATATTATAGATTTGTTGACTGACAGACAGCACTCCACAAACTTTTTCAATTGTGTAAAAAACTGAGCTTCATCGATGGCTACTATATCAGCTTCGTCAAATTCCCTGGTGTTCATGATGTTGAAAAGATCGAAAACTTTGAGACAATTAAACTTTACGTTGTCATGTGTTTTCAAGACTTGGTCGGGAGATCTTGTATCCTTTGCTGAGTTGATGACAAGAATGTTCTTTCCAATAACTTTCAAGCGCTTAAGTCTCCGAATGAGTTCGGATGTTTTACCTGAAAACATATTTCCCATAATAATCGACAAACCCATCCTCACTGATTATTATAATCTTGTATTTTTTATATGGTGGAACTTCACAAGGCAGTCTTCAATGGTCACGTTGGGTACTATAATCCTAGGACTGGCCGTGTCAGGTTTGGGAAATGCATCTACTCCAGCATAGGGACGGCTATAAAATATCTCAAGCCAAAGTAAGATGCCTCTCAGTGATGCAGCCATCACCAAGAAGGTCGGACAACTGCGTAAAACCGAAGGTAAGATCTACGCACCACTCAAATATTTCAGGGGGCTTACAACTCTCGGGGAAGTTGAGGCACGCTATAAGAAAATGCTCAAGCGAGACTATAAAGGATTCAAGACGGACAAGGGACAAAAGACAAAGACTTCCTCCTACACCCAGAGATTTAGGAAGATGTATCCGGGAGCCAAATCCCTCCCTGAAATTGCTAAGGCTACTAAGATTCCTCTGAAGACTGTGAAGACCATCTACAATAGGGGACTCGCTGCGTGGAGAACCGGGCATCGTCCGGGAGCCTCTC